CAATTCCCTACATTCAAGCCGTTTTGAAAGGAAAGAACGATGGCAAATCAACAGGAAAGCAGGAGCCTGGCGCGCACCCCCTCGGCTTCTTTGGCAAACTCGCTGACCGCTTACGAGAGGTTGAGGGCGGCGACGGGAGAGCCGATCACAGCTACGCAGCTGAGTGAGCAGCTGACGCGGCTGACCGTGGTCTTTGGGGAGCCGAAGGCCAAGTCAGACGAGCAGTTGTTCGCAATGGCGAAGGAGTGGCACGCCCAGCTCAAGTGCTTTGGGGCCAAGACCGTGGAGAAGGCGGTTTCTGAACACATTCGCGAAAGCAAGTGGTGGCCGACCATTGCGGACATTTTCGCCATTTGCCGCAAGGATGACGAGGGATGGCGGGACACCTACGGGATTTTGCACGTCACCGGCCAGCCAGCATTTAAGTCTCCGCCGCGGGAGACGTTGCCGGCGGAGGTCTTGGCCTCTCGTGCCGCGGCGCTAGCCCGGATGAAGAAAGAACTCGGCTACGACAAGCCGGAGAAGGAAGTTCCTATCGGGGATGAGGCCACGGTTAAGGCGAGCCAAGACACCGCGGTATCACCCATGTTGCTGGGATCGTGCGCCGCACGCCGCGCCCGCGGCCTGAACACATGCCAGCACGACTGTGCCCGCAGATCCTGCGAACTGCGCCAATGAATTTCGCCTACTGCCCCGCCTTGGACTTCAACCCACTGGAGACCCAAATGACCTACGAAGAAATCCTGACAATCCTGAAAGACAACACCCGCACCGACTACCAGCGGGCCGCAGACATCCACGCAGCGTTGACGAAGGCAACCCAGCCATCAGCCCTGAACCTCAAACCCCAGGTCCAGCGCAAGAAGCGGGAGGCCAAGCAGCCCAAGCCAGTACCCGCCCATGATTTGTTAAACGGGGCAGGGCATGAAGGGCCGACGCAATGAAGCCCCAGCGTGACCTCACAGACGAAGGCCGTCCAGCCATCAGGCCCACACCTGAACGGTTAAGGCATGACGCCATAGAGGTCCCCCCTGTGGACAGGACCAACCAGATAGCACGACCAGCGAGGGTGGAAACACAATCGACCCTCGACAGGTACAAGCGGCGCAAGACCCTGACCGAAGACCAACTGGCAGCAGGCTACCGCTGGCACGCTTACGCCATGCGTTCAAAGCGGTTTCCGAAGTGCACGATGAGTTGGTCGGGGCCAATTAACGGCTCCAACGAGCTGATGGCAGACGCCCAAGTGTCCGCAGGAATTCAACGGGATAATGGCATCAAGCACCTGGAATCGTTCCCAAAATATGGCCCGCTTATGGTATCAATTGTGGAACATGTTTGCGTCGATGACGGCTATGCCGAGGCGTGGTCGGTCAAGAACAATTTCCACCCGATGAAGGGTATCAAGATGCTTCGTAAGGCGCTTGATCTGATGGGTCTGTATTACGGAATTCGGAGGTAGATTTGATCCCCGAGAGGCAGCAGTTCATCAAGTGCGGCGGGTGTGCCAAGGTTCGCCTGCTGAGTGACTTCATCGACTACGCGGATAAATCGCAGACAGTGTTAAGAGCCTGTGCCGAGTGCAGGTACAGGGCAAAGCGCCAATTGCAAAAGGCCCAGAAGCTTGCGTACCGCTGGTCGGACGAGGGAATAGGGCGGCGCTCAGAGAAGGCAACCGAGCGCAGCAGGGCGCGGGCCAGACTGCTCAAGCGCGCAACCCCAGCATGGCAGGACAAAAAGCAGATCCTGGAGATTTACGAGGAAGCCAAAGCGCGGTCGGAAACCACGGGCGTCCCGCATCACGTCGACCACATTATTCCAATCAAGCACAAGGCAGTTTGCGGTCTTCATGTCGTTGCAAACTTACGGGTAATCCCTGCGGTCGAAAACCTTTCAAAGAACAACAGGTGTGAGGCTGACGAATTTTTGTATCTTTACGCTTGAAAAAAGTGAGGTGAATCGGTACAAATCACGTATGTTCGCCGCTTCGACTGCATTGCGGCGCTTCAATCATCAGGGTCAGCGCGAGTTCCCACGCACTGGCCCTTTTCTGCGTCTGGAGACTGAAACCGTGAGCCTCGCTTTACCCGAAAAAACGGGAGTAAAACGGGAGCCTCCTGTTGAATTCAGGTTCCAGCCCGGAAATGCAGGCCGCCCCAAGGGCAGCAAGAACAAGTTGGGCGAGGCATTTGTTGCCGCCCTTCATGAAGACTTCCAGGAGCACGGTGCAAGGGTCATTGAGGCTGTCAGGCTTGAGAAACCTGATGTCTACCTCAAGGTCATTGCCCAGATCATACCGAAGGAACTGACCATCAAGTCGGACACCTTTGGGGACATCACGGATGAACAACTCGCCGCTATCCTCGCTGCCGCAAGATCAGCTCTTGGCATTATTGACAGCAGCGGAGAAGACATTACAGACGCGGCAGGCGGAAAACCGTCTCAAGACGTACAGGCCATATCCAAAGCAGGCTGAGTTCCACGCGAACGGCACCAAGTACCGTGAGCGCCTGTTTATGTCGGGAAATCAGCTCGGAAAAACTTTATCGGGCGCAGCAGAGACTGCCATGCACCTCACAGGGCGATACCCTGACTGGTGGACAGGGAGACGCTGGGATCGACCGACCACCGCATGGGTGGCAGGCGTTACTGGCGAGAGTACACGCGACACTGTTCAGCGCCTTCTGATAGGGCGTCCCGGTCGCCACGGCACAGGCTACATCCCCAAGGCATGTATAGTTGACAGCCCAGCAGCCCGTGGCGTCCCGGACCTCCTGGACCATGTGAAGGTCAGGCACGAGAGTGGCGGCGAGTCCATCGTCTATCTCAAGTCCTACGAGAAAGGCCGCGAAAAGTGGCAGGGCGACACCATCGACTTCCTATGGTTCGATGAAGAGCCGCCGCTTGATATCTACAGCGAAGGCTTGACCCGTACACAGGCCACGGGCGGCATGGTGTGGCTTACCTTCACACCGCTGCTCGGCATGTCTGATGTTGTCACGAGGTTCCTGATGGACAAAAGCGAAGATCGCTCCATCACCCAAATGACAATTGATGACGTTGAACACTACACGCCTGAAGAGCGCGCCAAGATCATCGCAGGCTACCCGCCGCATGAACGCGAGGCGCGCGCCAAGGGCATCCCCATCATGGGGTCAGGCCGGGTGTTTCCTGTGCCTGAAGAAGTCGTCAAGTGCGAGCCATTCCCCATCCCGGAATGGTGGCCGCAACTAGGCGGCATGGACTTCGGCTGGGACCATCCCTTCGCTGCTGTGAAGCTGGCATGGGATCGGGACAGCGACACGGTCTACGTCACGAACATTTACCGGATGCGCGAGGCGATACCTCTCATCCACGCCGCTGCGCTCAAGCCGTGGGGCAAACAGTTGACGTGGGCTTGGCCGCACGATGGCCTTCAGCACGACAAGACATCTGGCAAGCAACTCGCTCAAGCCTACCGCGAGCAAGGGCTGCAACTGCACTTCGAACACGCGAAGCACCCGACGAATGCGGACGGCTCAGACGGTGGCTACGGCTTAGAGGCTGGCATCATCATGATGCTGGATCGGATGACGACGGGCAGGCTCAAAGTCTTCGCCAATCTGGGCGAGTGGTTCGAAGAGTTCCGCATGTATCACCGGAAAGACGGCTTAATCGTCAAGGAGCGAGACGATCTGATGTCCGCGACCCGCATTGCACTGATGATGCTGAGAATCGCCAAGGGCACGGCCCAGGCACCGAACATGGACAAGTACGCCAGACGAAGGCGTGAAGGAAACGAAGAGACATGGATGACGGCGTAATGATGGGTGGGGAGGGCGGCGAAGGCCAAGACCTCGAAGCCTCCGACCTCATTGCGACCATTGACGCCTGTGCCAAGGAAGCGCGCAGCAAGCGTGCTGATTGGATCGAAGAGGCCAAGGAATGCTACGGCATGACTGCGGGAACGCAGTGGTCGCCGGAAGAACTGGACGCGCTCCGCAAGCAGCGCCGGCCACCAGTGGCCTACAATCTCATCGAACCCGTTGTGAACGTGGTTGCTGGCCTTGAAGTCACCAACCGTCAGGAGGTCAAGTACCTCCCGCGTGAACTCGGCGACAGCAAGAAGAACGAAATCCTCACGGGCGCTGCCGAGTGGGTCAGAGACGAGTGCAACGCCGAGGACGAGGACTCAGAAGCCTTCGTTGACATGGTCATCTGTGGCGAAGGCTGGACCGAGACCCGCCTTGACTACGAGTACGACCAAGACGGCATGATTATCATCGAGCGGGTCGATCCCCTCGAAATCCTGCCAGACCCCGGCTCGCAGAAGAAGAACTACAAAGACGCCGAATACCTGATCCGCGAGCGGATGGTAAGCCACAAGTGGCTGACGGATACGTGGCCTGAGAAGGCTGACGAACTCGACGTGATGTCCGGCGACACCAAGGACAACGAGCAGTTTGACGGCGAAAGCCATCACAACGTGGTGGGCGACCAGTATGCCAAGGGCACGAACCCGAAGCAGGCGAAGTCGAAGCGGTTGGTGAAGCTGGTCGAGTACCAGTATAAATCGCGCGTTCCGTTCTACCGCATCCAAGACCCGCAGACAGGCCAGGTCGCCGAGTTGTCGACCGAGGAGCATGAGACGGTCCAAGCCAATGCGAAGGCCGCTGGCATCCCTCCGCTCAAGTCCGTGAAGCAGACCAAGTGCGTCTACCGCAGGGCTTACAAGGTCGGCTCTGTGCTGCTGGAAGACAGCGAGTGCCCTGACCCGAGTTCGTTTACCTACCATGCGATGACCGCCAAGCGCGACCGCAACAAGTCGTGCTGGTATGGCCTTGTCCGCCCCATGCGTGACCCGCAGCGGTGGACCAACAAGTTCTTCAGCCAGTCCATGTTCATCCTGAACACCAATGCCAAAGGGGGCGTGGTGGTCGAAGATGACGCCGTGGACAACATGGCCAAGTTCGAGGATAGCTGGGCGCAGCCGGACAGGGTCACGGTGGTCAAGTCTGGTACGGTTGCTGCCGGCAAGATACAGCCCAAGGCCCCGCCGCCGTTTCCGCCTGAACTTGCCAAGCTGATGGATTTCAGCATCTCGAGCATCTACCGCGTGTCGGGTGTTTCACCTGAAATGCTGGGCAGTGTGGGCCATGAGCAGGCTGCGGTGCTGGAATACCAGCGCAAGCAGGCGGGCGTTACGATCCTAGCGACCTTGTTCGATGCTCTCCGCAAATACCGCAAGGAGCAGGGCAAGTCGCTCCTGTACCTCATCCAGAATTACATCGCTGATGGCAGGCTCATCCGCATCATTGGCGAGAAGGGTCAGGAATACGTGCCGCTCCTCAAGGAAGACGGCATGTCAACCTATGATGTCATCATTGACGAAAGCCCATCCTCGCCGAACCAGAAAGAGAAGACGTGGGCCATCCTCCAAGGCTTGCTTCCAATGCTCATGCAGGCAGGCATCCAGCCGCCGCCCGAGGTCATGGAATACCTGCCACTGCCTCAGTCGCTCATCGACAGCATCAAGAACCCTGACCCGCAGAAGGTCCAGGAAGCGCAGCAGGCCAAGCAGTTGGAAATCGCAGGCAAGACCGCAGATGTGCAGAAGACCAGCGCCGAAGCCGAGAAGGCCAAGGCAGATGCAGACCTGAAGCGCGCAGAGTTGCAAGGCCAGCAGGTCGCAAACGCTGACATGTTCAGCCAAGTCATGGCCAAGGTGCAAACGCCTATCGGTCAGGACCCGCAGATCGCGGCATTGCTCCAGGGCATCGGGCAGATGGGCCAGGTCATGGCCGCGAACGTCCAGCAGACGCAGGGCCTCATCCAGCAGAATGCGCAGCAGACGCAAAGCCTCATTGCCCTGATGGCAGCACCTAACGAAGTCATCCGCGATCCGCTGACAGGCGCAGTCGCTGGCACACGCAAGGTCCTGCAGTAACCGATGGCTAACACGCTCGCCAACCTCGCCCGGATGTATACCGAGACGACAGGCACGGGCACGCTTACACTCACGACTGCTGTTCCATCCTTCCTGACCTTTGACAATGCTGGGGTCACGGATGGGGCCACAGTCACCTATGCGCTCTATTGCGGGCCACATCGTGAGATCGGGGCGGGGGTCTATACGGCGTCCGGCCTGACCCTCACACGGGCAACGGTTTACAGTTCCACGAATGGTGGCTCAAAGATCAGCCTGACGGGGCGGTCTGAGGTCTTCATCACAGCGGCCAAGGAAGACTTCGACACCTTCCTGACAACAGCTGCAGCAGCGGGGGCTTATCAGCCGCTTGATGCTGACCTGACGAGCATTGCGGCCCTGACGACCGCTACCTACGGACGCAGCCTGCTTGAGACAACGAGCGAGGCCAACTTCAAAGCCGCGGTCAACCTTGAGATCGGTGTTGATGTTCAGGCATACGATGCCGAGTTAGCAGCCATTGCGGGGCTGACAAGCGCCGCTGATCGGCTACCCTACTTCACGGGATCAGGCACAGCAGCACTTGCCACGTTCACGACAGCAGGGCGCGATCTGCTTGATGACGCGGACGCAAGTGCGCAGAGGACAACGCTGGGACTGGGCACGGGTGACAGCCCGCAGTTTACGGCAATCAATGTCGGCAACGCATCGGACACGACCCTTGCCAGGGTTTCGGCTGGCCTGCTTTCTGTTGAGGGCGTCAACATCCCGACAGAGGGCCGGGCGAACACATTCAGCGCAATCAATACGTTCACTGCAACGCCTTTCCTGTGTGCCTATACCGACAGCGGGGCGGCGGCAGGACCCAACATGGTGCTGCGCCGCCTTTCGTCCTCCCCGGCTGCGAATGACCTTGTGGGCCTGTTCTCGTTCACTGCGCAAGATAGTGGCGGGAACCTGTGGACGGTCGGCACGATCAGTGGGCAAATCCTCGACCCGACAGACACCAGCGAAGACAGCCAGTTCAACTTCACGACGACGATTGCCGGAACGCTGTCGAACGTGTTGTTCATCGCAAATGGTGTCTATTGCAATGGCGCGACAGGCGGAGCCAAGGGCAACGGCACGCTGAACGCAACCGCCGTCTATGATGACAGCGTCCTGCTTTGCGCCCCTGTCGAGTTCATGAAATCCGGCACCGTCAACACGGCAATGTGGGACGAGTACGCGATAGATGTTGAGTTCAAGGCCGAAGAACGCGAAGAGATTGTTGAGATCGACGTTCAGTTGTCCGAGCCTGAAGTCCGTGTCGAGCGGCAGCGGGACGGCACCTTCAAGCGCGTCGAGGCTACGAGCAAGAAGGCGACCCCGCTTGAGGCTCACCCCGTCCTCAATGACAAGGGCGAGCAGGTAGGCATTGAGTGGGTGCCGCAGACGGTCAGGAAGGTCACACCCGCCAAGACCATCAAGCGCCGCAACGAACTCGCCCATGAGTTCAAAGCCATGCTGGACGAAGGCTTCGACCCACGCGACCCCAAAGCCTACTTTGACAAGATGCTGGCTGATGAAGCCCTGCCGGGTCTGAAGACAAAGGCCAACTGGGTGCCGAATGAGGAGAGCAATGCGAAGCGCACCAATCGCATCATCCTGGCGCTTGAGTTGCAGACAGCGGCCTTCAAGACAGTTTACGAGCAAGTGGAAGCCCTGAAGGCTGAAGTGGAGAGCCTGAAGAAGGCGAGGCGCTAATGCTTGGCTTTGAAGCCCTTGGCGTCTTTGCGCTGGGGCAGGCCGAACCTTGGACCCTCAAGGGCAAAGAGAAATTCGCACGGACGGGCAGGGGCAAGCAGCCCACCTATACCGACGAGCCTAAGCCCAAGGCCCCGAAGAAAGCCCGCAAGCGGGTTGAGATTGAACTGCCGCAGACCCCGCCACCACTCCCGACGATGGATGGGAGCGTGGTTGTCCTGCTGAAAGACCACATCGCACGGATTGAAGCGCGCAAGCGCGACGAGGAGGACGCCATCGTGCTGCTCCTCATGACCCACTAGGAAGGAACTACACCATGTCACACGGATCAGGTCGCCCTACAGACCTATCGTCCACGATTGCGGCGGGAGGAACGGCGCAGGCGCTTTGCGCGGCTGATCCCAAGCGCATGGGCTATCGGGTGCAGAACCTGTCCAGCGGCAACCTGTTCATCAATGATGTGGGTGGGACTGCTGTGACCACGGGCACAGGGTCATCCTTCACGCTCATTCCAGGGGCTATGTATGAAAGCCCGGAGACGATGCGGCCCATCAATGCCATCAGCATTATCGGTGCGACGACATCGCAAGCGTTTAGCGCAATCGAATGGTGATCTAGATGCCCATTTACACACAGACAGGATCGCCACATCCCGGATATGTCGCGGGGCGCTATTACACCCAGCCCGGGTTCGTGACGAACACGACGCTCGCCCTTGTTGAAAACACGCTGTACTTCCAGCCGCTCTACACGCCCACGCCAATGGCGATTGACCGTCTTGCCTTTGCCATTACGACAGGCGCAGGCGCGGCAGAAAACGAAGTTCGTACGGGTGTCTATGGCACCAGCAATGGGCGACCGGGTGGCAGGCTTATCGACAATGGCCGCACGGTCGTCGGCACGGGCACAGGTAACACTACTGTTACGCTGTCCCTGACACTGCCAGCTGGCTGGTCATGGATTGCCATCATTGCAAATCGCGCCGCTGGTGCGAGCGCAACGCAACCAACTCTTCGAGCATGGGCAAACGAAGTCCGGTCGCCCATCAGCCTGCAGGTTTACGGTGCGTCCGTCCCTGACGCTACATCAGTAGGCCCTTCCATTGTTTCGAACGCCGAGTCTGTCGGGACATGGGCAACTTACACACTCCCCGCTACTGCAACCTCGGCTGTGACAGAAGCGTCAATAGCCCCGGCCCTATGGGTTCGAGCCGCCTAACGCATGACAGGAGCAAACATGAAAGACGACGTGCTGGCTGATGAAGCAGCCGAAATTGCCGAACTGGAGAAACCGGAGACTGAAGCCCCGAAGGCCGCAGACCCCGCCCTGAAGCCACAGGAACAGGCACAAGAGCCTGAAGCCGAGGGCGAGGAAGAGCGGGACAACGAAGGCCAGTTTGTCCGCAAGGGTGACTTCAAGGCCCTAAGGCAGAAGGCAGAAGCCGCAGAGCGTGCCAAGCAGGAACTGGAGGCCCGCTACGCTGCCGACATGGCAAAGCTGAACGAGCGCCTTGCCATCATTGCCCAGCAGAACGCACAGCGTGATCTGCCGAAGGCCCCGGAAATCCCGGACATCAACAGCGACCCCATCGGCCATTTCCAAGCCAAGCAGGCGGAACTGGAGCGCAAGCTTCAGGAGGCCGAATCCTGGCGCAAGCAGACGCAGCAGGTGACGCAGCAGCAGGAAGTCCTGCAGAAGATCGGCACGGAAGTCTCGCGGCTTGAGCAGGAATTCGCCAAGTCGACGCCTGACTACCATCAGGCACAGCAGCACCTGTTCGCCTCATGGGCACAGGAAGCGCAGGCTCTGGGTGCATCACCTGAAGAAGCCATTCGCTTCTGGTCCATGCAGATTGTCCAGCGGGCAGGCCAGCAGAACAAGAACCCGGCGCAGGTCGCCTACGAACTCGCCAAGCAGCGTGGATACACGGGAGCCGCTCCCAAGCCACAGGCACCAACACAGACACAGCAGGGGCCGAACCTCGACACGATCCAGCGCGGGCTGGCGGCGTCGAAGTCCACCTCTGCCGCTCCCGGCAAGGCAGCACCGGGGACACCGACCATTGAGGCATTGCTTCAGATGGACGACGATGATTTTGCGAAGACCTACGGTTCCAGAGACGCGAACGCATGGACGCGCGACATGGAAAAGATCATGGGGCTTCGCTGACAAGTTCGCTCACCCCAGCGCATTGGGGCCACGGTTAGCCGCGTCAAAGGCTGGTCACGTCAGACCCTAAAGGACGCTTCGACGGTGCCGCCGTCGTAAAACAAGGCACTCCGACTTGCTTCTCGTCAAAGGGCACGAAGCCGCGCGTTCGCGGCATTTGAACCCAATCAACGAGATAGGAGTGCCAAAATGGCAGCTTCAACGTATGGGGTGAATCACCCCCTTGCGGTCAAGTTGTGGTCCAAGAAGCTTTTCTATCAGGCACTGCGCGAAACGTATTTCTCGCGGTTCCTGGGGAAGTCGGCGGACTCGCTTGTCCAGTGGAAAGACGAAACCAAGAAGAGTGCGGGCGACCGTATCCGCATTGGTCTTCGTATGCAGCTCTCCGGTGCCGGTATTTCGGGCGATGACACGCTCGAAGGCAACGAAGAGGCTTTGAGCACGTATTACGATTATCACGGTCGCCTCGCAGCGTAAGTTGTGAGTGAAAACGGTGTGAACTCGGGGAACATCTCAGAAAAACTGAGACAATCCCGAGCCAAGCCTTGATAGAGGAATTGATAAATAATACACTGCGCTGGTAATTGATCAGGTGCGGTGATGCAGAGCAAAATTTGCAATAAGTGCGGCGTTGAAAAGCCCCTCGAAAAATTCAACACGTGCACAAGCGAAGGCAACGGCAGGAAGTACCGTCGAAACGAGTGCCGCAAATGTGGACTAGAGCGGCAGAAGGGTTGGCGGGATAAGAACCGGGAGCGGATACGCGCTCTTGGGCTTGCCAGTATGCGGCGCTACAGGGCAGCGAAGATGGCTGTCGATGAAGCCGGGTTTCGGCGCGCGGAAGCAGAAAAAGCCAAGCGCTGGAATTACCAAACCAAGGAGAAGGCTTACCTTGGTCTTGGTGGCTACATTTGCAAATGCTGCGGAGAGACTGAGCCTCTTTTCCTGAGTATCGACCACATCAACAATGATGGGTACGAGCGAAGGAAGGCAGGCGAAGGAAGTGGGTCACGATTAACTCAGGTGGTCTACAGATATTTCCGCGAACATGGGACGTGGCCTACTCACGAATTCCAAATTCTCTGCATGAACTGCCAACACGGTAAGTCCCGTAACGGCGGAATTTGTCCTCACAAGGAAGGCGTAACGATCATCCCGAAAGGGAGTACAGCCAAGCGGCTGGAAGCGCACCGCACCCCTCAGGGGTGATGATATGATCTGGTCTGCATGGTGACATGCAGCAGCCGAAAGGCGGGGTTGGCATAGCGAGCCAACTTGAACACTACGGACTTGCTCATTGATCAACTTCGGCACGCCACACGGAGTGCCGGCAAGATGTCGGAACAGCGCGTGCTGTTCGACGTGCGTCAGGAAAACATGGACGCCCTTGCGGACTGGTTCTCCGACCGCATGGACACATGGTTCTTCAATCAGATCGCGGGCAACACCGCGCAGACTGATGTGAAGTACACGGGAATGAATGCCACGGTGGCTCCGTCCACCAACAACATCATCTTCCCGAACTCCAACATCGGCACTGGCGACCAGTCGCTGTCCACCATCGACACGTTCACCACGTCGCTGCTGGATCGCGCGCTTGTCCGCGCCAAGACGATGGACGATCTGGGCCAGCCCCTGATCCGCCCGTTCAAGATTGGCGGTCAGGAAAAGTACGTGGCCTTCCTTCACCCGAACCAAGTGTATTCGCTCCGCCGCGAGGCGACAGCGGCCACTGTGACGTGGTGGGAAGTCAACCGCTCTGCATTGCAGGCGGGCATGAGTGAAGGCGCTGATGCGCTCTACAAGGGAAGCCTTGGCGAGTACAGCGGCATCATCATCCATGAAGCCACGCGCGTTCCCAAGGGTGTCAGCACTGTCACATCTCTGGCAGTTGATAACACCCGCCGCGCAATCTTCTGCGGCGCTCAGTCCGCAGTGTTCGCCACGGGCCGTGACTCATCGTCCCCGGACGAGAAGGTCAAGTACGTCGAAGAAACCTTCGACTACGGCAACCAGTTGGGTGTTTCGGCTGGCATGATGGCTGGCTTGAAGAAGACCCGTTTCAACTCCGCAGACTTTGGGACAATTGTCATCCCAACGTATGCGGCAGCACCATAAGGAGGGCTAGCACATGGCTGATGTAACCCATGCAAACTCGCCCGCTCTGGTCGGCACCACGGTCAACGTGACTGCTTCCCACGAAGGCGTAAACGCCGTTCCGTTCAACTTCGTTGCGAACGGCGTCACTGTTTCGGCTTCCACCATCATCTTCCTTGCGAAAATCCCGCACGGCGCACACATCACCCGACTTGATATGTCGGGCTGGATTGCGTCGGCTGGCAACGCAACGGTTGACGTTGGTCTGGTCGGCGAGGCTTCGCTTGACTTCCTTGTGGACGGCGCTGCGATTTCAAACACCGCAACCGCCGCTCTCACGGTTCGTACAGGCGCTCTGCCTCACTTCGTTTCGCTGAGTGACGATACCCAGCCTCGCTTCCGCTACTTGCAGGCGAAGCTGGCGTCGATCACATCGGCGGAAGTGTCGTGCATCATCAAGGGAACCATCGAGTACGTGATGGGTCGCCCGACGATTGGTGCCTAACTGATGGGGGTGGAGGGGTAACACCCTCTGCCCCTTTTTCCTTGGGAGCGAGGATGCAATACAAGACGATTTCTGAAGTGCTTCAGGAGGGCGCGGCCTATCATCGGCAGGCGCAGGAAGCAGGCGGGGAGATGTCCCGCGACGAGCGCAAGCGGATATATGCCAAGGCAGAATACTGCTACCTGTTCTGCCTCGAACACAACGCCGAGGACGAAATCGCCCTTGGTGCCTTGGGTAGCCTTTACATCGAAGTGGGTCGTTGGGGTCTTGGCGTTGCACTGCTCAAGGCAGCGTGCCGCTTGGCCCCTGAAGAGCCCGCGAACTGGAATGCGCTGGGCGCAGGCTATCGCCGCTGCCACAAACTGCAGGAAGCCAGGGAAGCGTTTGAGCGCGCCTTGCACTTGCCCATAGAGGCCAAGCTGCGGGCGCAGATCATGCACAACATGGCGTCGACCTATATCAATGAGGGTGAGGCGCAAAAGGCCATTGAGTGGGGGCTGCAGGGCCTCAGTCACGATCCTGATAACCAGCACATCAAGTTCAACATGGGCTTGGCGTATCTGGAACTTGGCGACTATGCCAAGGGCTGGGATGGGTATGAGTTGGGCCGCATTGCCACGACATGGGCACGGAATTATTCGCATCCGGGCCGCGTGGTCGAGAAGTGGAACGGTGAACCGGGGAAGAATGTTGTCGTCTTTGGCGAGCAGGGCGTGGGGGATGAAATCCTGTTCGCCCATGCACTGCCCGACATTATCAAGATCAGCAAATCGGTGATTATCGAATGTCATCCGAGGCTCACGAACATCTTCAAGCGTTCATTCCCGGAGTGCGCGGTTTATGGAACCCGAAAAGACGAAAAGATCGACTGGCCAGCCAATCACGAGATCGACGCCAAGGTCCCCATCGGAAGCCTTAGTCGGTTCTTCCGACGCAACGCGGGGGACTTTCCGACATATGCTGATGGGTACATCAAGCCAGACCCCTCTATTGTGGGCAAGTTTGCAGGCGATGGAAAACGGTTACGAGTAGGGGTGAGTTGGATCGGGGGGACGCGTGATACCCACGTAGCCCTCCGGTCCATGCCTCTCGAGACGCTGTCTCCCATACTCAGCCTCCCCGGCATTGACTTCGTGAGCCTCCAGTACACGGAGAATGCCAAGGACGAAGTGGAGAAGGTCCGGTCGAAATACGGCTGGTCCATCACCCACGACAACGAGATGAATGCTGACCTCGACCAGCTATTCGGCTGCATCGGCGGGCTGGATCTGGTCATCACGGTCCTGACGAGCAATGTGCATTTCGCAGGCTCGATGAATGTGCCGACCTGGTGCCTCACACCCATCAAGGCCCCGTGGCAGTTTTGTCAGGAGACAATGCCTTGGTATCCTTCGGCAAGGCTCTACAAGCAGACCCAACATGGGCAGTGGTCGGACGTAATCGCAAGAATTGCGAATGACCTGAAGGGGAAAGTCAATGAGCGCAAAGCGTCCGATTAAGTACAAGATTGTCCCCGAAAAGGGCAACGGTACGTGGAGGACGATCTGCGAAGTGCAGCGTGAACTGTACCGGGGCATCCGGGACGACATGCCCAAGGAACAGTTGTTGGAGTTGGTCGAGGAAGCCTACGACCTTGGCAAGCGGATGCACTTCAAGCTGGTGGCGTACAAGGACAACTACCACAACGAAATTTACGAGCGTCATGGAGCATAGGAGCGAATGCACAAAATCTTCATCGGCGGCGATCCCCGCCAAGTTGTTTCACTCACGACCCTGATCTGGTCGATCACGAAGAATGCGAAAGAGCCGGTTTCGATTACACCGCTGGTCTTGGAAACGCTACCGATCAAGCGTGCGGGCCTGACTCCCTTCACGTGGTCGCGGTTTCTGGTGCCGTATCTGTGCAACTACGAAGGCTGGGGGCTGTTCCTTGATGCAGACATGATCTGCAATGGGGACATCTCCGAAATCTTCAAGTGCGGGGATGCCTCCAAGGCCGTCCACGTGATGAAGGACCAGCCTGCCTTCGAATGGGCAAGCGCCATCCTGTTCAACTGTTCGCATCCTTCAAACCGGATGTTGACGCCGGAACACATTGACGACCTGAAGACCAACAACCTGCACAAGATTGGCTGGTTGCCTATGGATCAGATTGGCAATCTTCCAAGGGAATGGAATGTGTGTGTGCCGTACACGTCCAATCCTCCCGAGAACCCGAAGCTGGTGCACTTTACGCAAGGCGTGCCGCACTGGTGGGAAACACGCAACCAGCCCCACGCTGACAAGTGGGTCGAGTACGCCAAGGAATCCATCGGGGCCACAGTTTCATGGTGGGAACTGATGGGCCGCTCTGTCCATCGTGACAGCGTGGTCAACCGCCTGATTGTGACGGGCGAGGTCAAGGACGAAGAGGATTACTGCCGCAAGGCCGGCCTCATTCTGGAGGGTACACCGTGACCCTCATCAGCGATGAATACCGCATCCTGAACGCAAAGCACCACTTCAACAGACCGGAGTGGGGCAGGCAGTCGATGAAGTATTGGGAGACGGTCAAAAGCCTGGCTGACCAAGTCGGGACCAAGACCATGCTGGACTATGGCTGTGGGAAGCAGTCGCTCAAGGCGGCTCTGGAACCCTTCGGCTATCGCGTCATCGGCTATGACCCGGCATTTGGGGAACTGAGTGCAAGCCCTGACCCTGCGAACCTCGTCATCTGCACGGATGTGCTGGAGCATGTCGAGCCTGAGTGCCTTGATGCGGTCATTGCAGACCTTGTCCGGGTGACGAAGGGCGTGGGCCTGTTCATCGTGGCAACACGCGAGAGCCGCCACAAGTTGCCTGATGGCTCAAGCCCGCACCGGATCGTGAAGCCAAAGGAATGGTGGCTGGACATCTTCCAGACCAACTTCAAGGTGCTTCAGGAACTCAATGTTGACGACAATGTTTTCGGCGTCGTCGTGGGGCGCAAATGAGGCGGCGGCAGATGTTGGCGGCGGCGAAGGTCGCCCCGCACCCGCTCGCAGCCGTCTGTGATGTGGTGATTACCCTTACTCCCGTTGAGCAAAAGCGCGGGCGTCCCAAGGGTTCAAAGAACAAGTCGAGGGTGAAGAATGACGACATACGGCGCGATGCAGGACCGCATAGCGGACGAGTTGGACAGGACGGACCTGACAAGCCAGATCCAGAAGGCCATCCAGACCGCAGTTGATAAGTACCAGCGCAAGCGGTTCTTCTTCAACGAAGCCCGGTCGCTGACATTCAACACCGTGGACGGGCAGGAGTTCTACACCTCCTCCGACGCTTCCGACATTCCCAACCTGCTGATGATCGACAATGTGAAGCTGACAATTTCCGGCTCCGACAAGGTGGAACTGGAGCGTGTGCCATACTCGGAACTGGAACACGACAGCAGCAACCTGACGGTCGATGAAGGCCAGCCCACGTCATACGCCTACTACGCCAAGCAGTTGCGCCTCTATCCCATCCCGGACGCAGCCTATGCCGTCAGGGTGTCAGGGGTCTTTGCCCTGTCTGACCTCTCAGCCACAGGCGATACAAACGCCTGGATGACGGATGCCGAGGCGCTCATTCGCTCGCGGGCCAAGCGTGAACTCCTGACCCATGTCATCCGTGATGCCGAAGGTGCCGCCGCTATGGCACAGGCAGAGGCGGAGGAACTGCAATCGCTCATTCAGGAGACTAACGCGCGCAGTTCGACTGGCTCCATCGTACCCACGGAGTTCTAGCATGGCGGGGTTGGGGAAAGCCGTTGCAGGCCAGCAGGAACCGCAGGGCGGTCTTGCAGGGGCCTTGCAGGGCATCTGGGACGAAGCCACAGGCGCATTCGCTCGCTATGGCCGAAGGTCCGGCGCACAACGTGACGCTTCCTTGGCGATGTTGAACCAAGCCGTTGACCCGAACACCGACCCGCTCACAGGGGCGGGGATGAAGGCACTTGGCCTTGCAGGGCTAGTTACACATCCGCTTGCGTTCTTCCCCACGGGGGATGAATGGCGGGAGCGTCTGGCAAACGCAGGCAATACATCAAGGCTGGGGCAGTCCATAGGCGGGATGCTTGGGGACCTCCCGAGTGTTGTTGACCCTCACCTGTTGGCGGGTGGCGGCGCGCTTGCAATGGCCCCACTTGCGTCCAAACTCATGAACAAGGCCGATGATGTGGCTGATGCTGGCATTGTCGCTTATCACGGCTCCCCGCACTCATTCGACAAATTTGATATGTCGAAGATAGGGACGGGAGAAGGCGCGCAGGCTTATGGGCATGGGCTGTATTTTGCTGAAGCGGAAGATGTGGCGAAGAAATACCGCGATATGCTCTCCGACCAGCCGCAGGCACTTCCAGCCGTTGACTGGCGGCAGCGTATGGACTGGACTGAGGCTCAAGATGACGCCTACACGCTTGCAGACAAAGCCCTAGAGGAATTGCAAATCGACATCATGCAAGGTGGGTCAAGCCGACCTGACTGGGGCCGCTTGACAGACAAGGTGCGGCAGCTTGCGCCCCGTGGCAAGGAAGATGAGATCGCAGGCGCGCTGGACGACTTGGCGAACAAGTACGGATGGAAAGAGTTTGTAAACAAAAACCCCGGCTCCATGTACCAAGTCAAAATAAACGTAAAGCCTGATGAACTGCTTGACTTGGACGCGCCATTGTCCGACCAGCCAGAGGCCGTAAGAAAGGCAGTCCAATCCGCTGTAAGTGCAAGATATAACGGCGGAACTCCTGAAAAAAAGGGGGTTGTCAAAAGGAATTTCGACGCTATCCAAAACGGAACGTTTGACGGCGTGGATGGTAGCGTGGCGCTGAAACAAGCGGGCGACATTGTAAGCCAGCCTGAAGCAGCCGCTAGACTAAGGGCGGCGGGAATTAAGGGGTTGCGGTACAAAGACGCCGGAAGCCGTGGCGGTCAGGGCGGCACTTACAACTATGTCGTTTTCGACGACAGCCTAATCACCATCCTCAAGAAGTACGGCATCCCCATGACTGCGGGCGCAGGCGGGGCCATGATGGTCGCAGGTCAAGACATGCCGCCTGAGTTTGCAGCGCAGATGGGCGGGACGTAACATGAAACTCGAATTCGGCCCTTGGCTTCCAGACCTCCCGGCTCTGGGAAATCCCGGCGTCACGGATGCAAAGAACGTCATCCCGTTCGCCCGTGGCTACCTGCCGTGGTACGCCATCAATGCCTATTCCAGTGCCCTCACGGCCCGTTGCCAAGGCGCATGGGCGATCAAGGACAACTCAGGCACCGTCCACGCCTACGCAGGCGATGCGACGAAGCTTTACCTTCTGAGCGGTTCCACGTGGACAGATGCCAGCCGTCTGGCAGGTGGTGCCTACGCAACGCCTTCAGACGGCCAGTGGCGCTTCGTCAAGTACGGAACGCTCGGCATTGCCGTGAACGGGGCAGATGCGCCTCAGTCCATCACGCTGGCCTCCGGTGCCAACTGGGCCGCGCTCTCTGGTTCACCGCCGACTGCAAAGCATATCGCAGTGGTTCGCGAATTCGTCGTGATGGGAAACATCACAGCCTCTGCCAACCGTGTGCAGTGGTCGGCTTCGAACTCCGCAGTGGGTTGGACAGTCGGCACGAACGAAAGCAACTATCAGGACATCCCGGACGGTGGCGTCATTCAGGCGATTGTGGGGGGTGAAGTCGGCTACGTGTTCCAGGAGCGGCAGATTGTCCGCATGGTGCGTGTTCCGGCTCCTATCACCTTCCAGTTCGACGTGGTCGAGCAGGCGCGCGGTGCGCTCGCTCCCTACAGCGTCGCTCCGGTCGGTAATGGTGTGTTCTACCTCGCCCCGGACGGCTTCTATTTCTTCGATGGCGTGCAGTCTATTCCCATCGGGGAGAACGGCATCGACCAGACCTTCTTCAACGAGGTCAACACAGCCGCCTACGACCGCATCAGCGTTGCCGTGGACCCGGTTCGTAAACTCGTCTTCGTAGCCTATCCCACGGGCGGCGGCGGTCTGCCGAACAAGATTCTGGTCTGGCATTGGCCTGAGAAACGCTGGTCCTACATCGTTCAGGACTGCGAGATTCTGTACAATCATTTCTCGCTTGGTACTGGCCTCGACAGCATCACAGGCACGCTGGAAGGCCAGACGTTGTCCTTTGACTCGACAGCCTATCAGGGCGGCAACCAATCCATCGGGGCGTTCAATTCATCTCACAAGCTATCCTTCTTCGACGGCGACACGCTGGAAGCGGTCATGACCACGGCAGAGGGGCAACTGAACGAGCGGGGCCGGATGCAAGTCCACGAGGTCGCCCCTCTCATCGATACAAGCGCGGCGACAATTGCTATGGGGGTTCGAGAGACGCAGTCGGGAACCGTTACGTTTGGTTCTGAAAGCAGCCAGCGCTCCACTGGTACATGCCCGGTCCGCTCCACCGGGCGCTTTCATCGAGCAAGGGTGACGGTTCCCGCTGCGACCAGTTGGAACTACGCGCAAGGCGTTGATGTCATCAAGGCTGTTTCCATGGGGCAGCGGTGACAACGGACTTCAAGCGGGTACGCAAACTCCCGTTTCAGCCGTCACCGCGAGAAATAGCCGACATCGTCAACCAGCTTGTGACCTATGCCCATCAGGACCAGGGGCCGCAGAAGGTTGGTGTGCTGGCCGCAGTTACCGCAAGCACCTACACCGTCCTCGACAACGACTACTTCATCCCGATCAACACCACGTCCAACAATGTGACGATTACGCTGCCTCCGAAGGCCAGCAATGACGGGCGCGTGCTGAAGTTCAAGCGGATCACGGGCGGGAACAATGTTGCCATCTTGGACGGCGACAGCACGGACACAATCGACGGGGCGGCAACGCTCACGATTTACCAGCAATACATGGGCTACGAACTGACCTGCGATGCAAGCGTGGGTTGGTACATCACTGGCGTAATGAGTGGATAAGGAAACACGGACATGATGGGACGAATGATAGCGGGCGGCTCTGCTGCTGATGGGGCACCGCAACAGACCCCACAATACAATGGCAACATGGGCGCGCCTGCGAACTATTGGCAGGGCAATCAGATGATGATCCCCGGCCTTGCCCAAGGGATGCAGGGAATGGGTGGCCAACCCGGTCAACCCGGCGCTCCCATGATGGAAAACCCGCAGTCGGCGCTTATGGCCCTCATCGAGATGCTCAAGCAGAAACAATGACCATCCAGACCCAGACCGAATACAAGTTCTTCCAGCTTCCCCCGGACACCATTGACGCGCTTTGGCCTGCGATCCGGCAGCGCATCGTGTCAGGCGTGGAGCGGTCAAGCGGGCGGCTGACCGAGAAGTGCGTCTTTGACCTTCTCACCTCCGGCAAGTGGCAATGCTGGACGTACTGGGAAGGCCCCAAGTGCATGGCTGTGGTCATCACGCGCCTCAACATCGAAAGCAGCGGGATAAAGTCCCTGGAGGCCATCATGGCATCTGGCGACAACCGCGACCGATGGCAGAGGCTCGCGGTCGATACGCTCAAGATGTTCGCGAAAGCCGAGGGCTGCAAGTTGTTCGAGTTGATTGCAAGGCCGGGTTGGGAGCGGGTCTTTACCGAATTCAAGAAGACGCATGTGATGCTTGAATGGAAGGTTGATTGATATGGGTGGGAAGTCAGACACACAGACCACGACGCAGGAAAACGCGCCGTGGGCACCCGCACAGGACGCCCTGAAGGGCATCTTGGGTCAGGCGGGGAACCTCTATAACCGAGGCTCGCAGTACGCTCCGTTCTCGACTGTAACGCCATTCAGCAACCAAACTGAACAGGCGCTGCAGGGGATTGAGCAGAGGGCACAGCAGGGCAACCCGCTTTACAATCAGGGCCAGGCTGCACTGACGGGCGGGCTTGACACGCTCCAGCGCACGGCATCGGGTCAGATGCTGAACTCGAACCCGTACCTCTCCGACATGTTCAACGCGATGTCGGGCGATGTGACGGATGCGGTCAACTCGCAGTTCTCATCCTACGGACGGACAGGAAGCCCCGCCCATGCAGGCGTCATGACCAAGGAACTTGGCAACCTCGCCTCGCAGATTTGGGGCCAAGACTATCAGCGCGAGCGGCAGAACCAATTGAGCGCCGCGGGGCAGATGCCAGGCTACACCTCCGCAATCCCCGGCTATCAGCAGGCGGGCTACAATGACCTGAACGCTCTGGCGGGTGTCGGCGCGGCCCGTGAAGGCAAGGCAGGCGAGACACTGCAGGACATGCTCAACCGCTGGAACTTTGAGCAGGAGTCCCCGTGGCAGAACCTCACGCGCTATGCGGGCTTGGCCCAAGGCATCGGTGGTATGGGTGGGACGGGTACGAACACGCAGACGATGCAGATGTCACCGCTTAGTCAGTTGACCGGGCTGCTTTCATCGGCGGCTGGCGTTGCCAAGATGGCAGGAGGATTTGGTTGATGGCTACCCCGTATTACCTCGCAGCCCCACAGGGCGAAGAAGCCCCCAAGCCATCTTTCCTTGACCGGGTTGGTACAGGGCTGGGCAATCTCTGGACGAATGCCCCGCCGGAAGCGTTCTTCTCGCTTGCAGAAGCGATGGCGCGACCGGGTGGCCCCTTTGCCTCCAAGCTGGCAATGGGCCTTTCAGGCTTTGGCCGGCAGATGGGTGAAAGCCAGAAGCAGAAGGGCCTCGCCTCTGCCTTCGACAGCATGGCCCAGACCATCCCGGAACAAATGCGCCCGATTTTCGAAGCCGCAAGGAATGACCCGGAGATGCAGCGCAGTCTGGTGTCTACGATGGCGGGGAATATGTTTGCCCCGCCTCCAAAGAAGACGGACGACATTCAGGAATACGAATTCGCCAAGTCGCAGGGCTTTCAGGGGACGTTCCAGGATTGGGACACACAAAGGCGAAAGGCGAGCGCAAGCACAAACAGCACCACGGTCAATGTTGGCGGCTCTGAAAAGCAGCTATTTGATGCTGTTCAGTCCCGGTATGACAAGGTCGCTCCGATTGTGGGCGGTATGAACTCGCTGCGTGAGGCGCGGAAACTCGTAAACGATGGCGGCATGTTTGGTGCTGGGGCTGACATCCGTGTCGGCGCGTCAAAGGTCCTGAGCCTGTTGACCGGGAAGCCAGTCGATCCCGCAGTGGTCAACACAGAATCGTTCAAGGCGGCTATTGCCCCGCTTGTTGGCGCGACCCTCAAGGCAACTTCCGGCACATCGCAACTCTCGGAAGGCGAGTTGAAGTTCGCAGAGCGTGCGTCAGCCGGGGACATCAACCTTGATCCCACGTCAATCAAGCGGATTTTGGACATCCTCGAAAAAGCCATGAACAACACCGTGCGGGACTACAACAGGCAGCTTGATTTCGTCTACCCAAAGGGATCAGCCGACCGCACCAGGGGCTTGTTCGAACTCAACCTTGCTCCGCCTGCGCCTGCGGGCGAATTGACCTTCAACCCCGCAACCGGGAGGCTTGAATAATGCCATCAGTCAAGTTTCCAGACGGCTCCAAGATCAATTTCCCGGATGGCACCGATCAGGAGACCATGAGCCGGGTTTCCGCAGAGCATTGGGCGAAAGTGCAGGGCGGCACCGAGAAACAGCCGCCGCAGCAGTTAACGCAGGGCAATGCTCCAGAGGACGGTGGCCTGCTGGGTGATCTAGGGAATCTTGCCGTGCAGGCTGGTTCCGGGGTAATGGAAGGAGTAGCAAGCCTTCCCGGCCTTCCCGTGGAGCTGGCTTCGCTTGCCAAAGGGGTTCCGCTTGAAGGGTCCAACCTTGAAGGGTGGGGTGCGCAGGGGTGGACCGATTTCGCCCGCCGCAACCTTGGCGAAATCTCAGCCCCGCAACCAACCGACGAAGCGCAGCGCATCTTCCGCAAAGGTGGGCAGTTCGTCGGGGGCGGTATCGCGGGTGGCGGTCTTCTTGGTGGGATCAAGGGCGCTGCAACATCGTTCCTTCCAAGTTCTACGGCGCTCGTTGGCTCGGAAGCTGGGCGCACTGCTGACACGCTGGCTCCTGAACTTACTGGGGGCTATGGAGAGGCTGCTGGGGCTATCACCGGGGGCCTCGCCCCCGGAGTTCTTAAAGGGCAACTCACCTCAGGCATCAGGGCAGCCCCCAGCATCGACGACCTGCGCACTACCGCAGACGCAGCCTACGATGTTGCCGACAAATCAGGGGTAATCGTCGGGCGCAATGCCATGCAGAGGCTTGCCACCGAGGTTGAAAACTTGCTGGCAAATGAAGCCTACCACCCAAAGCAGGCCCCAAGCGTTTCAGCGGCGCTGGGCGTCATATCGAAATCGGCAAAGAACAATGCAACCCTGAAGCACTTGGACAAGGTGATCAGGGGGCTGACGGGCAATGCAGCGATGAGCAAGGTGCCAGGCGAGTCCCGTCTTGGCAGCATGGTCATCGACAAGATTGACGAGTTCATGGAGAACTTGACGCCGCAGGACTTGGCTGTTCCGGCAAATCTCGCTAGTGGCCCATCTGGTGCGGTCGAGGCTCTCAAGGCGGCGCGCTCAATGTGGCACCGGATGCGCAAGGCCCAGATGATTGACGAGGCTGTAGACAAGGCGCGCCTTGAAGCATCTTCCAGTGGAACTGGCGGCAATCTCGAAAACCGCATCAAGCAGAACTTAAAGTCCATCCTTCTGAACCCGAAGAAGATCAAGGGGTTCACAAAGCCAGAGCGTGCGCTCATCAGAAGGGCAGTTGAGGGGAGCAACCCCGAGAAATTCCTTCGCTGGTTTGGCCGTTCATTCTCCCCCAGCACAGGGGCCTTGCAAGGTCTTGGCACGCTCGGCACGTCCGGGCTGGCGGCGATGTTCATCCATCCCGGATTGGCAATGGTCCCTGCTGCTGGCATGGGGGCGAAAGCAATGGCGGAGGCGCTTGCAACGCGAAACGCTTCTCGCGTCTCCGCAGCGGCTAGGGGCGGGCCTCTAACCACGCCGACGACAATACAGCGCGCGAACCAGATCATGCTCGAAATGCAGCGCCGCGCCCGTCTTGCCGGCCAATCCGCTGCCCCCGCAATCCCCGGCTCCGTAAACACCCGACAGAGGTAGGCACATGCCATCCACCGACCTGATACGGATGAGGCCTCAAGCCCCCTCCGAACAAGCCCCCATGTCAGAACCCGGCCCCATCTCCGAACAGGAGTGGCTGGCCCAGATCGCACAGGCTCAAGCCCGTATGCCCCAGCAGCCTACACTGGGGTCATACATCGCAGGGATGAAGGCCCAGGTGGACCCTTCCATGCCCCAGATGCGCGCGGCTCCCAAGCAGCCCGCAATGGGAGGCTTCCCGAACCTGTCAGACCTGATCTCGATGTTTCAGGGCAAGGCCACGCCCGACCCAGCCACGGACAACAGGCTAGGCCAGCAGGCAGGGGCCATGTTCCAGAACAACCAGCGCCACGCTCAGGCGCTTGATGATTTCGATAGAGAACGCGCACGCAACGCGATGTTGCTGTCTCAGCTTCAGGGGGTCAGGTAAATGGCTGTTAAAGACTGGTCCACAACCGCCGCCGACAACGACGACGCAGACGCTTCGATCAACTGGCTTGAAGGCCAGTCGCCAGCAACGGTAAACGACAGCGCCCGCGCCATGATGGCTGCAGTCGCTTCATGGTACGCGCTGATTGACGCCGGCACCGTCTCTGGCGGCACTGTAGCCGGGTCGGCAGATGCCATCACGCTGACATGCTCTCCGACTGTCTCTGCTTTGGCAGCAGGCCAGCGTTACCTGTTCAAGTACACTTCCACGGGAAACACGGGCGCTGTCACGCTGAACGTGGATAGCCTTGGGGCTACTGCAGTTCGCTACAAGGACGTAGCCCTTGTCTCTGGCGACATTGCGACATCGGATTGGGTGTTCGTTGTCTATGACGGGGCACGCTTCCAGATGCTCAACCCGCCCCGTCTGTCTTGGGCAACCACGGACATCCCCACGGATGCTACGGGCGGTGCGGTCGGCGACTTGTTCCTGTTCGCAGATGCTTCCGAGAGCAATGCACTCAACAAAGTCACGCTCCAGAAGATGCTGGACAATGCGCTGACCGGATTGACCGCAGACACAACCCCGGACGTGGCTGATAGTTTACTGACCTATGATGCAAGCGGTACAGCAGCCAAAACCACAACCATCACGAACTTCTACAAGACCATCAACACGCTGACTGCGGATGCTTCTCCAGACGGTGCAGCGGACTACTTCCCCACCTACGATGCAACAGCGTCAGGTGCCAAGAAGGTGCTTCTGTCGTCCTTTGCAGCCACCCAGGCGCAGCAGGAAACAGGTTCCAGCACGGCGGTCTTTGTCTCCCCCGGTCGGCAGCATTTCCACGACAGCGCGGCGAAAGCTTGGCTGACGGGCGATTATGCAGGTGGTGGTACGCCGTCCCCCGCTACGGACAGCTACAACGTGTCGTCTGTGTCTGACTCTGGTCCCGGCCTGATGACGGTCAACTTCACGACCTCTTTTAGTTCTGCCAACTATGTGCAGTCCGGCATGTGTCAGCGTGCTTCGGCGAACTCCGGTCTGTGGCCTTCCATCCATCAGGGCACCGACCCGACCGCTTCGGCTTGCGCGGTTGCCTTCGTGTCAGACGGTGCATCGAATACAGACCCCAGCTTCTACAGCGCGATATTCCACGGCGACCTGTGAAGGGCATTCTCTACACCCGGCATGATGGCGGGGTTACGGTTACATACCCGACCCCCGACATCTTCCGTGTCATGCAGCATGGTGGCTATTGGGACAGCAAACCCCGTGGCTACGTGCAGACGCAGATCGATCGGCAGATCCAGGCGGGCATCGACGCAGACCACGCACGGCGCTTTGCCCATGCGGTGGCCTTCGGTGGCTGCACGGAAGCCGAGGTCTGGGAGATTGTCCGCGACCGTGACTGTGCAAGGCATGGGGTCCTGCACGAACTGATTGACGTGAGCGAACTGCCAGACCGCTGGTTCCGTGACGCTTGGCGACGGTCAAGCAATGGCGGTCCACCGTCCGTTGACCTTGAGAAAGCCAAGCCCATCCAGTGGCAAAAACTCGTTGACGCTGTTTCACGCGAAAACAAGCGCAGGGAACTCGACCTGTTTGGCCTGCCGCCAATCAAGTTCCCACGGCTGACCTACCAGAACGCAATCAAGCACGCACGCGATGACGAGGAGCTTCGGAAGATATGGCTGGATGGGCTTTCATTGCCGCCATCGTAGGCGGGATACTCTATCGCCTGCGCGGTGGCTGGCTCTCCATCCTCACCGGGTGGAAGCAAAAGACGCAGTTGATGCGCGCCATATGGTCCGTCCCCACGGGCCTGCTGCTGTACTTCCTCGCTGGCGGCCCCTGGTACTTGGCCCCGCTGCTGATCGTCTCTGTGTTCGCATCTATGGCCCTGTACGGTCACGGTGCGCACATGGTGTTCGATGCCAAGCAGTTCATTGCGTTCTCAAAGAACAAGACCGAACTCCTCACCGAGTGGTGGCTTCCCCAAGCCTTCGGCGGCATCCCGGATACGACGTGGCATCACTCTCGCGTCACTGCGTACAACCTCGCTGGGATGTCGTTTATCGGCCTCGTGCGCAACACAACGGCCATCCTTCCCCTGTCCCCGTCTCATGAAATCCCCTGCCTCATCTATGCGCTGACAGGGCTTCTGCATGGCCCCCTCTACTGGCTGGGCTATCGCATCAACGGGCGCGGGGAGACATCGGAGGTCATCGTCGGAGCAGTGACGTGGGCAACCATCGTCCTGATCTTCGCATGACCCCGGCCATTGCCGCCTTCCTAGGCTTACTGCTTCTCCTGATGTGGGTGTCTTCTGATGTTGAATGAACGCAGTGAAAAGGCTTTGGTCGGGGTTCACCCGGACCTAGTTAGTGTGGTCCGCAGGGCGGCTGAGATCATGCCGGGTGGCTTTATCTTGACCGAGGGAATGCGGACCAAGGAACGCCAGCGAGAACTGTTCGCCAAGGGCTTGTCCAAGACCATGAACAGCCGCCACCTGTACGGCCTCGCGGTGGACTTCGCCCCCCTGATCGACGGCCAAGTGACATGGAAGTGGCCAGCCTTCAAGCCTGTGGCTGACGCCTTCAAGGCCGCTGCAAAGGAACTGGACATTGCTATCGAATGGGGCGGGGACTGGAAACGCTTCAAAGATGGCCCGCATATCGAACTGTCGAGGGCGGTCTATAAGTGATTCGTTAGGGGGCACAACTAATGGAATGGCTCATCGCGAATGCGAAAAGCTACACAGAGATATTTATCTTTCTCGGGACCTTGGGCGGTGCCGCAGCATGGGCGTGGCGAGTGTTGATCCAAAGCAAAAAAAACATCGAGGAGCTTATTGCAAGCCTCTCCGACATCAAAAAGCAGCTTGTGACCAATGGGGGTTCGAGCCTGTTTGACTTGGTGAAGGAAACGAAGACGAAGGTTGATGTTCTTGGGTCTGATGTCCAGCGGGTCAAGGCGTGGCAGATATCCTTCAGCCAAGCCTACAAAATGCCGATGTGGGAAAGCGATGCGAACGGCAGTTGCATCCGCGTCAACGTTGCCATGTCGGATTTGACCGGACGATCAAGCGAACAGATGTCAGGGGCTGCGTGGGAGAATATATTGCCGCCGGGCCCAGAGCGTCAGCAGGTCTGGGAGGCATGGAATGATGCCGTCACCCGCGCCCGTGACTTTGAATACACCTATACGGTCATTCACTCACAGACCAAGAAGCAGTCAAGGGTGCGCGCGGTTGCGAACCCCATTATGGGCGCAGATGGCAAGCCTGTCGGGTTCCTGGGGCGCTTTGAAGAGGTGACACCGCTATGAAAAACACCAAGCCCGCGTCCGAAAGGATATTTTATCGCCACCCGCGCAACTGGCGGTGCTTCCAGCTCGACTGGCTCTGGACGCCCGCGAGCCTTGTGTTCTGCACGCTCGCATTTTTCCCGCTCGCGCTCATTTACAAGCTTTTGTCGCTTACCTAGCCCCATCTATCCCGAACG